GCATAAGGATCGATATAAACACGGAGGCGACCATTGAGAACACCAGCGAAGGTGTTACCTGTATCGTCAACTTGGAGATTGTTGCTGTTGAGAGCAGGAGTGTAGTCAAGAACACCAGCCATTTGCAATGCAGATGCGACATCTGAAGAGCAGATAACGATGTTACCTTTACCACGACGGGTCTGCTTAGCGATCGCATTAGCTTCACGCTCCAATTGGAACATCAATCCTTTGAACTTTTCAACTGACCAACGACCATTGGAATCAGTGTCAAGATCGAACACGCCAGCAGTTGTGACGTTGTCTTGAGCGCCAGCAACAGCAGTGATGTTGATTGTGCGAACGATTTCGCGGTTGATTTCAGCAAGAATTTCAGCTGACAGAATGTTTGACAATTCTGTTTCAGCGTCGAGACCATGGATTGCCTTCAAGTCTTGAGCCAATTCCATTGTATATTCTGCTTTAAGAGCGCGAGACTTAGCAGTCACAGTCACTTTTTCGATTGTGAAAGCCATTTGGCTGAAGTCGCCAGCGCCTGAGTTATTTGAACCCAAAGCTTCGGCAACGGATGTTGACATACCTGTGCCAGTGTCATATGTAGTAACGTTAGCCAATGGTGATGTGTTAGAAGCACCAGGGAACTTACCGTTATTTGTTGTTGACAATGAAGAGTTTGTCTGACCGATACCAGCAACGTTTGTACCAACGTTAGCAGCAATTGTTGAGAATGCTGTATTAACTTCTTGGTAGAATGTTTCCTGAGTGATCGCTGAACCATTAGCAGAACCAGCGCCGTTTGATTGCAGACCTTGGTTTGCGTACAATGAACGCATTGCGAAGATCAAACCAGTTGGACCTGTCATTGGCTGCACGCCGCAGATGTCATAAGCAATGAGGTTAGGCATTGCACGACGAACGAGTGAAATCAACACAGGGTCGAATGTATCGATACCACCAGCGCCAGCTGTTGAGCCTGAAGAGCCCATAGCGTTGACTGGAGAAGGAGCGATACCTGTTTCTGTCAGTGTTTGATATTGACCGTGAGCAGCAGATTCTACAAGAGCACGTTCTGTGTTCTCGAGCATCATTGCAGTTACTGAACGGCGATGAGCGTCTTTAATGGCGCCAAGTGCTTCGTGATCGAGCACTGGTGACCATTTCTTTTGGATTTCCTCAGCTAGATACATTTTTGTCTCCCTTTCTAAAGGTTTTCTATTTTCTATTTATAATGATTACTTCTTGACTGTCTTAGCGATAGCCTGTACGTAACGACTAACGGATGGGTCCATAGAAACGTAACCAGTTTTTTCATCAGCTTCGAAAGTTTCTTCTTCGATGTTTGTTGAAGCTACTGGTGCTTTCTTTGCTCCGAAATAGCTTTCTTTTACGAAAGACAATTTCTTAGCATATGTTTCTAAGTCACCGTCAAAGTCAATGCCTTCTGCAAGAGCCTTGAACTTTTCTTGTTGCGAAAGAGCAAGACCTTCGCTGAGGCTTTCAAGGATGTTATCCTTTTCAACTTCGGCTACGATATTCTTGAGCTCTGCATTCTCATTGATTGTCTCATCGAGTTTGCCTTCGAGCTGCTCAACTTTATCTGCGAGAGCTTCGAGAACATCAACCTTTTCTTGAGGAACGTCGATGTAGTGATTAGCAAACAGTCCTTTCAGACCATCAATGAATTCTTCCATCAGTTCGTTGCGTAATGTGGATTCAATAGCAACTTCATTTGCTTCCATCCATTGCTCAGCAACATAATCAAGATATGTGTCGAGTTTTGATGTAAGCTCTTCTGTAATTTCTGTAACTGACTCAGCGAAAGCGTTTTGATACTCTTCTTCAAGACGAGCAATCTCAACCATCGCACGAGCATTAACAGCTGCCTCAAACAATGTAGCAGCATTTTCTTTGAACTCTTCTGAGAGGTCTGAACCAGCAAACATCTCTTCAACGTCTTCCTTAACAGAAAGCTTCTGAAGTTTAGGCATTGGGTCTTTTGTTTTAGGACCAGATGACTTAGAAGCATAAGAAGGATGCATGTCAATTGAAGATTGATTAGAAGCAGCATGGTTGCCAACTTTATCAGCTTCATGACCGATAAGAGCCATTGCATCATGGAACCACTTTGTAAGATCGTCCTTTTTCATAGCATGCATAGCGCCAATTGTATGAGTGATATAGTCAATCTTTGACTTAGGATCGTCTTTCGTAGGACGTGAATTTGGCTTCAAAGAATTCATGGCTTCTGTGTCTTCTTTCATGTGATCCACTTTTTTCATTTTCTTCACAGCAGCAGACTCTTCTTCCTCGCCTTCTTCTTCTTCCTCTTCTTCTTTTTCGTGCTTCTTTTCAGCTACGAATTCTTCTTCCATTTTCTTTTTGTGCTTCTTAGAAGAAGATTCTTCCTCTTCTTCCTCTTCTTCTTCCTCTTCTTCTTCTTCGCGACCTTTTTTCTTGGCTTCGTTGATAGCAACTTGCTCAAGAAGATCTTTCATTTGAAAACTTTTAATCGACATCGTAGAGTCTCCCTGTGGAATTTAGAATTATTTATATTTATTGATTTTTGAATGCTAAAGAGCTAATATAGTTCTCGAAAATGGCAAGTTTTTGCTCTTCAAGTTGTGTGATTGACATCTTATGGATTGCCCTTTTCATATTATCGAGTTTTTCTTCATGCCATGAACCCTTAGCGGAGTCATAAATCCATTCAACACCTTCCATGATGCCTTCAACGAAAGCGTCAGGTGCAGAAGGATCAGCAACGATGTCGGCTGCTGTAGCAAGACGAAGATCTGGTTGAACGATCATAGCGCCAGTTCTATTGTCTGGCTGCAATGAACCAAGAGCACGTGACGAAACGCCAAGATTAGCGCCGCTACCAAGAAGCCCTCTAGCGATATTGCCCATGGGTGTGTCTGTAAGTTTGGCTTTGCCAATTACGTTATCACCATCCCATTTCAATTCTGTGATGATATGTGAAACGCGATCAAGGTTAATTTGTGGACCTTCTGGATGACCAAGCTCACCATAAGCTCTGTTCTTATGCATAACTTCAGCAATGTAACGATTGACTTCTTTTTCCATTACGTTTTTTGGATAGATACGTCCGTTACGATTTTTTCTTTCTGACTGAAGGAAAATACCGTGAATGTAATGTTGCTTTTCACCGTTTTCTTTTGCTTCGGTAACGTATTGAACTTCTTCGACTAACTCGGTGATAAGTTTCATTTTATCCTCTTAGGTTTTATAGGCAACAGGAGTTGCTTTTTGACCCGAACCAACAATCAAATCGGTTGGGTTTTTCTGAATAATAATTTCACTGTTAGCTAACACAGTTCCTGATGCATATGTTGTACCGTTAGCGTACTGAACCAAAAGAACTGTATTACCAGTTGTTGGATTGACAACGCGAACCAAAGTGCTATTAGAAACGCTATTAGCAGTAGTATCGATACTAATTTCTTGAGCTAGAAATTTGTAAATCATTATGTTTTTCCTTATATTCTTGCGTTATCAGCATTCATTCCAGGGAATGTCATTGCTGTATCTGCAGGAGCTTGTTCGTCTTCAGTACCATGATTGCCATAAATCATATAATCATGTACTGAGCTAACACCAGCTTTTGCCATTGCAATTTTAGCTTGAACCCAAGGCTCAACATGCATGCCATCAGGCATATGCATTACAAGATCTAAAGCTTTATTAGCAAGAGCTCTTAATTCTGTTTTGACCATATCTGCTCCGCCGTCATCATCTTTTTCAAGCATAGGCTCAGCAGCGTCTTCAAAATTTGCTGTGTTTGTCCATGGATTAGTGCCGCCGAGTTGATCAGTAGCAGCCCACTCTTCCATTTTTTTATTTTTGTTATTGAGATAACCACGTTTATTTAATGTTGCCCAAGCAATCGAAGCAGCTTTTTCTTTTGACTTGCCAGCTTTACGTTCGCTCTTCTCAATGTGTTTTTCCATGCGGTCAACTTTTTCGCCTTCGTTGACTTTATTCATTGACCAGCATTCGCCGAGACCATGAACAGGACACATCTTACCTTTTGGTGAATGATTGCACTTAGCATCTTCAGATTCTTTTGCTTCCTTAACAGGAACAAAATATGCTTTCTCATCTTCACCATGTTTGTGACCAAATCTAGAATTTTTAGGATCGTCGAGAGAATACTTAACACCATCTTCAGGTTTATTGTTGTGTACGTCATCCCATTTTTGAACGCTGTGCTTTGCTACGAACTCTTGTTCGTCGCCAGCTTTGGGATCGTAATCGACGCCTGGATCTTTGCCTGTAGAACCATCAGATGTTGAGGATGTTCTAACACCCTTAATAGTATCATGGGCTTGTTTTAGAATATCCTTAAGCAGTTTCGCCATATTCTTCTTCCTTGTTAAACATTGATTGAGCTACTTCGAGCTTTTTGTTATCAACAGCATTTTGGATTCTGTCAGCAAGCAAATAGTTAAAAGCGTCTTCAAATTCAATTGGCTTCTGATCAGCGCTGAGTGTAACCAAATCTTTCAAAGTATATTTAGGCTCATTATCCATTATTCCATCTCCTATTTATTTTTAGCTAGAATTAGAGCGGCAGACTTAAATTTGGCTTCATCGCTCAACGTTCTATTCTTTTTCTGAGAAAGAAGATCGTAAGTAGCTTTAGCTTGCTGCAGCTTTCTTGTTTCTTCGTCATGTTTTGGATCAACAGCTACATCATCATCTCCAGCTGCGGGAGACTGTTCTGTGCTTTGTTCCTGCTGCTGCATTTGCTGCTCAGCCATTTCATTTTGTTGAATTTGTGTATTAATCCAGCGTGGATCACCAGAATTTGTTTCTGCATCAATCTGAGTATCCATCTCTTCGATGTCATCATCAGACTGTTGAAGAATGTTTTTACGAAGCCATTCTTGTGAATAATACTTACCAACCATATCCTGCATGTTACGGGCAAGATTGATTCGATTATCAAGAATTTCGCCGTCTTTAAGCTCTGTGAAATAGTTGTCCTTAGCAAAGTCAAAAGCGATTTCATTAGCAATATTGTTCCAATCTTCAATAGTCATAATTTGTTTTAACACAACTTGTTTTTCAAGCATATTAAGAAACAACTGTGAGAATCGACCACGAAGACGGCTGATAAAACGGCTGAACTTTAATTCGTCACGGCTAACTTCAGTTGCGCGACCTAATGAAAACAATGCATCTGAATTAAGACGATTTACTGGAACGTTAAGTGTTTGAAGTAATTTCTTTTGGAAATATAATACGTCATCCATTTGACCAAGTGTTTGACCACCAGGAAGTGTAGTAACTTCTGTACCTTTACCACCTTCGCGGCGAGG